AGACTCCCATGTGTCCGCATCGTATGGCTGCAATACGAACATGCCGAGATATTCCGCGCCATCGTGAACCGTCACATACAGAGAATCAACAGGTGGCTCGAACAGTTCAGCCGGAACGGTGCGACACAGCCACTTGTAGAGTTTAGGATGCGTGATGGTGGCCTTAATCAGTGCCGCGTCGGTGGTGGTAGCGAATGTCACGAGGCCCGATAGAATCCCGAGATCGCAAAAGAAGTAACGCCAAGTGGGTAATTTCCCTGCCCTGACTGGAAAACGGTTATTTTCCCCGCGCTAACGAACGCGAATGCAGTATGCCATATTCCGTCCGAGGTGTTGACATTGGCATCCACCGCGCATAGTGGCAGCGCGTAAGATGTTGGCATGTCAAAAATTACTGAATTGCCGGGCGTTCCGCCAAGCGTCACCGAGACGAACAGGGTAAATAAGATCAGTGGGCCAATACGCAACGATTCAGCCTGTGTTACTGCTAAACCCGTTGCAGTCATAGTCCCCGACGCCGACACTGTAGGCGTCCACGGTTGCCAGTTGCTTCCGAAATTTATAGTTCCAGGAGAATTAAAAAAGACCGCACGCTGGATATTAACGTCCTGGGTAATGTTTCCGTTTTGGTCAAAAGCAGATAACGCCCCCTGAACCTGCGTGTACCAGCCAGTCCATGCGAACGTAGACCGGCTCGCGCTATCCACTACGGGGTTGACGATAGGTGCTGGCGCGATCATGAGTTCCCCGGTTGCAATTCAAGGAATGCGTTGATCCAGACGAACTGGCCCTGCATGCTGGTCGAGACTTTGAAAATCCTGTTACGCGACTTACCGAGCCGCCGCCAGATGGCCCGCGGAACTCCACTCCATAGCGCGACGGACTGAGTGCTCCAGGTAGTTCCGCCGTCGTCTGACCATTGCAGGTAAATCGTGTTGGGGAACCCCTGGGTGGTGTCTATGCCGAAATCCAGCGTGAATTTCGAATAGAACATCCACTTGTTTTCAGTCGCCAAATGCGGCGCGATTCGCCACCGCCAGATGCTCGCCCCGTTGTCCGTCCACGTGCCGAGCCGCTGAACGTACATCAACTGGTTGCGATAGTCAGTGACTACATTGAAGCCCTGCTCCTGGTCGTAGAAGAAGAAGTTAGCCAGATGCCTAACGAATGTGCCATCGCCATTCGCGTACTGCCGTTCATGCCATAGGCCCTCCGTCACGTCATAAACAAGCGTGGTTGTTGGGTCCGGCGGGAACTGGGACGGAGTGTAACCGTAAGCGGCAAGTAGGCTCGCGTTTATCCCGCCGAAATTGAAGACAACGAAAACGTGTCCATTTTCGGTGTAGCTGTATCCGCGCGCCGCTTGGTACGCCCACAGGTTTGAAGTGGTTCCTGCGTATCCGTTGCGGCCCAAGCCTACAGTGTCAGAAACGGTGATGTATTTTTGAAGTATCTGCTCGATAGCGTGGGTCGAGACACGAACCGGAGTGTACCCGTTGTTCCGGTACACTATTGGGCCGCCGTTTTTCCCTATGCCGACCCAGAACAGCGACTCAGCGGCCGGCACAACGCAGGCGGCAGAAGCACATCCGATCTCCATAACGCCTTGCGGAACACGCTGGAACGGGAAATCTGCGCCACCCGCGTTGTAATACGCCTCGACGCGAGACTTGCCGAAAATCCAAATCAGCCGATGGTCTACAATGTGGCCCACGATGCCGTCAGGCTCATCCGTTTCGGTGACGAAATTCAGCGCATCCCAAGTCATCCCATCGCCCTGTGCCGAGCAGTACAGAGCCGATGAGGTAGTAACGGTAAAAAATCCATCGAGGAAGTCCAGGCCGGTGATGGGTGCGGGGGTCCACGTTGTTACGGGGACGATGGAGGGGCTGCTCGCCGTCATATCCCAGCAAAATAGCTCGTCATTTACAGCCATTAATAACTGCTTGCCGTTCGTTGCCATGAATGCGCACTGTGGCGGATCGGATGGCCACGTGTACGACGCGACTAGATTTAGGTCAATTGTTCTGTAAATCCTGATGGTTCGCTGTGTTTTGTCGGCCTCCAGGGTGATAACCAGTACGTATGAGTACATGCGTGCATCGTTGGTACTCCATACGGTTTTTGCCGCCATAATGCAGCAGTTGGGTAGCGTGGAGTATCCGCCCTGCCCGTTGCCGTTTGCCTGTAGCAGGCCTGGTGTCGGATACAGCACGACATTGTTTTTGCCGTTGCCCGATTCAACAGATTCAGGGTAGAGGTTTACGCACTGTTCGGCATCCGCGAATAGCGAACGCGACTGGTAACTGGGTCCGATGAAGCCCGGATACAGCATTAGGCGAAATCCCCGTCATAGACGTTGAAGCTGCGCCATGCTCCGTAGCCGTCACACTGCATGGTGTAAATCTCGGGATTGGAAGCCTTCAGTCTGTCCTTCAGTTCGATAGCCAGTTGCACGAGAACCGGGTTGAGTGTTTGCCCGTAATCAATCGCAAGTCGACCAGCCAAGCTGTACTGCAACGCCTCGGTGTATCCAGGCGGTAGCTGTACCGTTGTGGATAGGCTGGCAAACGCTGTCATCGGCTGCCACATATACAGTGCGATGCTTCCGCCCACCAGTAGCGCCGGGTAGGTGAATATCGTCACGTAGGGGAACCCGTAATCGCAGTACAGTGCCGTTGGAATCGGGCTGGGTATGAGCTTTACTTCTATGTCGACCCACTCCTGCTGATTCAAGATGCGCAGTGGGATTTCAACGGGTGATGTGTTCGCAATCGATACAATGATGCCGGCCTGCTCGATCTTTACCGGTCGCGGTGTCGCCGGGAAATCCGCGCCGCCCGGTCCGATCTGAAACGTGCCGCTGCTATTCGCCGGCAACGTCAACACAGTGCGCGCCACCGAAGGAATCAGTAGCCGTTCCGCACTCCACGAGTCAAGCATCTGGTTCAGCGCATACAGCGCGTCATTAAGCTCATCCGTCGTGGGTGTTTCGCCGGGCGCGATGACATTCGCGTTCCGCATCGCGGCCTGAATCAGGTCTTGTACCTGCATTTACTTCTTCTCTTCTGTTTTGATCGGTTCAGGTTCGCCGGGTGCGAACGGTGTATCCTGCCAGCCGGATCCGAGTTTCTTCTCCTCGCCGGGGTCGTTCACGACTACCGCGGGTTTCGTTTTGTTGTATTTCCACTTCGGGTACGCCTGGAATTGATAAGCCATGTAATCTCCTCAAAAATGTAGGGGAGCGTCGCCACTCCCCTATCCTTGTGCTGCTAGGTTTAACTAACCGTTGACGCGAACAGCCCATTCGGGACGCAAGCAAGCCAGCCCGTAGAGGATGTCCAGACGCAACACGCGCTGATCGGTCGCCGGCAAGTACACACGCTGTGCGCGGATGCTCAAGCCAAGCTGTTTGTCCTTGACGCGGGCAGACATATCGGTGCCAGCAGCCAAGGGCATATCAACGCAAGCCAGGGTGAATGCGTCCGGGTGGAACGCGATGGCCTGGGGAGAAACAACTCCGGTGTGGCCCGCAGCAAACAACGTGATTGCAGCGCCAGAAGCCGGAGAAGCCGTAACGTTCTGATGAGCAGAACCGAGGGTAACAGGAGAAGGACCGAACGGAGCAACCACAGACGCACCAGAGGCGGGAATGATGTTGTCCTTCAGTGTGATCGTCGCGTTACCGGAACCGTCCGAGGTAACATCAGAAACCACAGCGAACTGCTTCACGTAGCCGAGGTCCTGCTTAGAAACGGGGTTAACCGCATCCACGCCGGCAATCGTGATGATGTCGCCAGCGAACAGTACCTTCGTCGAAGCCGTCCAGCCACTCGTGACTAACGAGCTACCGGTTTGGTTCGCACCGTTGACTACCGGCGTTCCGCCACCAGGACCGTACACATGACTCTGGACGTTCTGATCCATGTACCAGTCGAATCCCAACACGCCGGATCCAATCTTGCCCTTCTCAAAGAAGCTGCTAATCTTGGTCTGCGAATTGAAGAGAGCCAGGTTAGCATTCAAGATGCTGGCCTGCATTTGCGGATTAACAACCAGCTTGCGGTTGCCGTCTACCGGCGCTGCGTTGTTGTCGAGCAACACACCAGCGCTGAGGTAGGTCATGTTGGAAGTAGGCGTAGTGCCGGGGGTTCCAACCGCGTTCGAAACGTTGTTAATCAACTGAGCAACACGCGTATCGACGTTGTTCGCCATCTTTGCGATAGCAGGCGTCAAGTAGCGCTTGTTGTAGTCATCGATGTCCAGCGCCAGTTCAGCGTCACCGAACTCGATATCCACACCTTCCTGGAAGGCGATGGTCAAAGGCACGCTGGTTTCGGTCGTGTCTTCTACGTTGAGGTTCGGTCCAGTGCGTCCGACGTAGCGAACGGGTTTGCGGATGTTGACGGTTGCGCCAATTTTCGCGCCGGTCTGGGCGAATTGGTCTTGATACTCACGGTTAATCTGCTTCGTGAGCGTCAATTGGTTTTCGAGGATCATCAACGATTCGTTGGTGATCTTCTGAATAGTTAAGAGATTGTTTGCCACCTGATTAGTTCCTTTGTAGTTGCTTCAGTCGTATTGCTTTGTGTGCTTGGTAGTCGTCGCCCACGTCATCAAGCGTTTTAGCCGTCGAAGCAGTTTTGCCAACGGGTTTCACTGGTGCAGGTGCTTTACTAACCTTCGTCGCGGTTTTCTCCGGTTCCGCCTCCGGCGTTACTTTCGCCTCGATCTTGCCTATCTCGCGCGCCGCAGCTAGTGGTGAGAGCTTCGAAATTCTAAGCGCCTCGTCTGGATGCTTCGCCAGGTAATACACAACGTCAGGACCGTGTTCAGACTCCGTAATCGCTTCCGACATAGCCGGTGAAACTTGCACGTCATGATCGGCAATCGCACCTTGCACTACATCGTCGAAATCAGTAATCCGCGCCTTCGCCGCCGCCAGCCGTTCGTTAAAGGTCTTCAGTACCGCCTGCTGTTGCTGCTGTGCCTGCGCCTGTTTAGCCTGTTCGGAACGCTGCTTTTCTCGCTGGTCTACCTTCCAATCGGCGAGCTTTTCTAGGTACTCGTCTTTGGCGTCTTCCCACTTGTCGTAGGAATCGAAGTTTTCCAGCTTCGGCTTCTCCGGCCGTCCCTCTGCTGTCTTCGTCTCCGGCTTGGCCGCCCCAGCGTCTTGCGCCAGCGGTTTCGCCGGTTCTGAAACTTTTTTCTCTAACTCGGCTTTTTCGCGCTCGAGCTTTTCAATGCGGCGTTGCCAGCCGCCCTTTTTCTTTTCTCCCTCTTCGGCTGCGGGAGTCTCTTCTGTCTTCGGAGTCTCAACCGTCTCAACCGTATCGGCTGGTGCGGGCGTCTCTTCCGCTACCGCAACCGGTGCCGCGGTGCGTGTCGCTTTGTACTCTTGGAAACTCTGTGGTGCTTCGTTTTCTGGCATAGATAGGCTATGTAATGAACTCCCAATCGACCGGCGCGTTGTCTACCATCCCGAGCACTCGCCACACGTAGCCGCCTAGGTCGATGCCGGCCTTGTTCGTGCCGTGACCGGATACACTCGTTCCTGATTCAGCAGCCGGACGCGCGCCGTTGAACACATAAGCGTCGTCGTGTTCGTTCCACGGTCCAACGTCCAGCACGACGGCAATAGCCGAATTTTGGGTTGCTGGGTTGGTTACGCGAACGAAGCGGTGTAATGCTTTCGTTGATGGCAGCGCAACGAAAGGCACAACGTCGTCGATTACGTAACCGGACGACGTTTTATGTCCCGCTAAACCCTCGCGTGTCGCTAACACTCGCATCTTCAGCCGTGATAGTGTGGCCGAGTGCGCGAATTATTGTTGAGGTTCTGAATTATTTTGTTGCTGTTGCTGTTGCGCCGCGGCCTGCTGCTGCTGTGCCGCCTGGTTTGCCTGGAACTGGTGCTGCTGTTGCTGCATTGCGGCCTCGTGTGCCGAGTCGTGAAGCTGCGATGCGGCGTCGGCCTGCATGCCCTGGAGTTGCATCAGCTTTTCTTTCTCCTGAGCAATCATCTGCATCGTGGCTTGTGCATTCACCTTCGATTCAGCCATTGCGAGTTGTGCCCACGTCTGCATTGACGCGATGCGCTCCTTCGAGTCGAGTTCGAGCTTCTTGGACTGAATGATCTGATTCGCCTGCTGGAGCGCCTGCTGTAGCTGCTGGTGCTGTTGCGCCATCTGTTGCATCTCGGGTGATGGTGGTTGCGGCGCACCTTCCTGTAGCTGCGCTGGCAACATCTTCTGAGCCATCTTCGCCAGTTCCTCCGCGCCCGGTATGTCCATGTTCTTCAGAATGGTAGGGCCAGCGAGTTGCAGAAATGCCGGGTAAGCGTGAACCAGTTGCGTTAGCTGGTCAACCGCCTGTTGCCGCCTGGTCGCGTACGATCCGCCCATACTTACCGCAACGTCATACCGTCCAACGGTCAGGTCGTAGATGCGCTGCATTCCCTGTTGCCAGTTCTGCGCCTCCTGCGGGTCGCCGATCATGGCCTGTTTCTGTTGTTCGTCTTCGCCGATGATGCGAACTACGCGGGT